AGGGCATACAATATAATAAACCATATCACTGCCACCGCCATAATCAGTGCGAATAAATGATTGTACTTCATTTTCAAAATATTCAACAACAGCTCCACAAGAAGAATGTGTGACTCTTTTCATTTTTGTTTTATCTATTCTTACAACTTTTGCCATGATTAAAAATTTATTGAACAAGTATTAAAATTAATTGCAACAACCAGATAATAAAAATTATAAATGTGGCAGCTATTAAATTAGCAAATAATAAAACAAGTGTAGGGACCCAGGCATAGCCTTTTCTTTTTATAAAGAAGATAGCTATTTTATTTATAAAACCCGTATATTGTTCTTCCACTCCAACCATTTTGGAAGCGAACTTTCCGACAGAAACAAAGTCAGATATTTCTTTCCACTTAAACCATATAATAGAGATTTCTATTATACATAACAATAAAAAAATTAAAATTAACGTCATAATACAGTTATTAGTTTATATACAAAAATTGCTTTTAAGATATTTTCCAAAAGTACTAAAAAAATTATATAAATTGTTTTTATTAAAAAATCTTTAAAAGTAACTTTACCGACAACAAGTCCGTATCTCCATGTGACATACCTTGAAAGCATGATCCAAGACAAAAAGAATAGAGGGAAAGCAATATACCAAGGCGTTTCTAATGTTGCATCTTTAGCAAGTTCACTTTCTGCATAGTTTACGCAAAAATAAGCAGCATTTAGCAGTGCCGAAAAAAATATAACCAATATGGAATTAATTAATGTTGCGAATGGGCTAAGGCCAAAAATTAACTTTGTACCACTCTGTGTGTTGTCTTGATCTTCCATTAATCTTAACTGTTTAAAAAAATATTAAAATTCTTTAGATTTTTTTAATTTGTTTTCAACATCTTTTTCTTGTTGCTTCATTATTTTTTTAGAAATTATTTCTATCATTGCTCCTGGTTCTAATGTGGAACCATCTTCGTTTAAAATTTGTGTGTCTTTATAAACATAATCTAATTTAGTGTTTATACCATTCCATTGATATATACCATAATCTGTTTCTATTCCCAAACTTACGAACTTTTCAGGACATATAATACACTTGCCTAAACCATATTTTTTTTGCAATAAGTTTAAAAAACCCCAGTTATTATTCACATCTTTTGAAATAATAGTTACTCGATATAGTTTGTTTTTATAAAATGTATACAAAATTTCTTGCACTTTTAAATCAAACACATTAAGATCCTCATTAATTAAATTATAAACTTTTAAATTTTCATCAATCGAATCTGATAATTTCAAGTTTTTTATTGAATCAATCAGAGTTTCAAACTTTAAATTTCTAAAACCATATTTTTCATCTAATTTTGACGAATTCTGACTTGAAGACGTGTGAAAGATTGTAGTTAAAAATATTAAAATTATAATTTTTTTCATCCTTGTTTTTTATACGTAAATTTAATTAAAAGGTTTCAATTTTCCTATATTCTGCAAGCATTTTATAACAAAAACTAACACTAACTCTATTTTTGTCGGTTATTTCACTAGGTTTCTTTCCAAGTTTAAAATTATCATAACACATTTTTTTTAATCTTTCATGTTCTTCAATTGCAGACTCTTTTTTTAAATCAATTTTATCCCATTTTCTTTTTAAAACTGGTAATTTAAGTCCTAGCAATTTTAGTTTAATTTTTTTCAAAATACTTAAATCAGTAATAAAAAAATAAGCTAAATTGTAACTATTTATTCTTGTTTTATATGTTTTTTTATTTTCTCCGCATAAAACATTTAACATAATCTCTAAATTATTAAACCAAGAAGAGTGACACTTTACAGATAACGATGTTCTCCCATAAGAAGCGCAAATAGATCCATCGCCATCTATAAACCCTATTATTAAAGAGAATAAAAAATCGTCATTTTTTATGTTTTCAATATCACATGGATGATATGTTTTATTGTTTTTAATTTTAAATTTCTGTCGCAATAAATTTAAAACTTTTTTATCACCAGCTTTGAAATTAGGTTTTACAAGATCCTTTTTACATTTTACAAATTTTGAAAATTTTTTCAAATGTTCAATGTCTTTTTTAGCTAAATTAACTTGAATTGAACTTTCTGAAAAGTGCCCATCTGCCATTAAAAAACCAAGCCAATAATACACCTCATTGTTTTCTTTCAATAAGACACTTAATTCTGAGTCTCTTTCTGTTTTTCGTTTTAAATTAAAACAAAATGCTTTTTGTTGTATTGAAGACCATTTTCTGTTTGGGATAAGTTTTATTAATTCTTCTTTACTTAATTCAAAATAATTTTTCTTTAATATTTCTAACTCTTTTAGAGACCAATTAGAGGTGTCTACATTTTTTAACTGAAGTAGTTCTCTTTGCAATTTCAACTTGTTGGCCTTGCATAAAATAGCACACCAACTTTTTCCTATAAGCTTAATAAGATCTTCTTTTTTACCATTAGCATAATTTTGCTTTAATGTATCAACTTGTTTTTCAGACCATTCTCTTTTCATATTCTATTATTTATAATAAATAGAATAAAAAAAATAATTCCTAAAAAGAATTCATTTCTCTGTCTGTGTCACGCTTAATATTGTCTTCACGAATTTTATCTCTTTTATCTCTAGTTTTTTTACCTTTGGCTAAACTGATGATAACTTTTGCTATGTTCTTTTTTTCGTAAAGAACCGTCGGCACAAGAGTTATACCAGCAGTCTTAACTTCTCTGGTAATTTTTTCTATTTCTTTCTTTTTCAACAACAGAACCCTGTCCCTTGTTGGATCGTGTGTGGTAGTAGCATGTTTCCACTCAGAAATATGCATGTTTTTTATTATAACTTGTCCGTTTGACAAATAACAATAAGCAGCGCCTATATTAGCCGAATTCTCTCGTATAGACTTTATCTCGGTGCCCTTCAACACAATACCGCAATCAAAACTTTCTAAAAGTTTATATTCGTATTTTGCCTTCCTATTTTCAATTCTAAAAGGTTCTTTTATCTTTTTAATTTTTCCCACCTTTACTACTTATACGTTATTTAAATAAAAAAGTTTCACTATTTTTGATCAAATATGCTTTTTCCGTCTATTGTTGTATCTACCCTAAGTTCTTTTATTTTAAAACCAACCGTTTGTTTTTCTTCTACGAAACTCATTTCATCACTATTATAAACGTCTGCCACTGTTTTAAACTCTTTTTTATATTTAATACCAAGGGTCGAAGATAGCTTTTTAATTCTATCAATTGTAAGATGACCAAATTCGTATTTAGCAATTAATCTTCCCTTTCTAAGAAGAGCTTCGTCTATGTTTTTTAAATCAGTGTTAAATGTAGCAACAATTTGAATGTTTAAACAATCTCCCAATAAACCATCTGACATATTTAATATGTTTGAAATTGCTTGATTGTGCTGACCCTGTCTTTTAATTAAAACGTTTTCCGCATCCTCTATGATTAAAATGGAATTTGAATAATCTGAAAGGAATGGAACCAAAGATGGGCTTGATAATTGCGCCGTCATGTCTGGTGGCATATATAAAATTCTCTTATCGTCCACTTCGTTGATGATTCTCCTAATGTAGGAAGATTTACCAGTGCCTGGATCACCATAAAGAAGGACAAGCCCCTTATCGTTCTCTTTGCTCAATCTACTCATTATAATTTTGTCAACTTGTTTAAAGTCTTCGTTGTAGTTTGCATCAAAATCAATTGGAGAATTTTTAATAGTATATTCTTTTAAATAAAACCCGTTTTGAGATTGACACACAAGGTTTATAATACCCTTCTTCTCGTCTTCAACTTTGTTGTCTATTAAATATTTTTTTATTTTTTTTACTTCTTCTGTTTCTTTTGTATAATACAAAAATAACTGACCTTTTTGTATTTGATCTTTTTTTGAAAAGAAATTATCTTTCAAGTTTACAACTACTCCTCCACCAATATCAAAAGCTGCTTCTGCAATAATTTCAGACATGCTATTTGTACTAAACGTTGTAGATTTGACAATTACAAGGCTTTTAAACTGCTCAATAAAACTATCAGTCTTAACATAGTGATTTGTGTTAAAAGCATTTGGAATTTCGCCATAAACAGTTAAATACCAATTTTTTATTGGAAAATATCCATGAGTTTGTAATCCTGAATAAAACTCCCCAGCGTTATTTTTAAATTTGATCATTAGGTTCTAAATTTTTAAGTAATATTTCCATTAGTTCTGCTACGCCTTCTGTAGCTGGTTTTTTAATCACTGTTGTATATTGTTCTCTTTTAGCAATTAGTGAAGAGCTAGTTGGATCAATAATGTATATTGGAACTTCTGGGTCGTTCCAACCAACCAATCCAGCCGCAGGGTATACATTTAGAGAAGTACCCACTATAACAAAAATATCTGAAAACAAGGTGATGTCTTCTGCTTTTTTAATCATTGGTACCATTTCTCCAAACCACACAATATCTGGCCTCATTTGAAATCCGTCTTCACACAAGTCACCAACATTTATGTCTTCGTAACCAATAAATTTGCTTTCTCCAAGGCCACTTGAACTTTTTGCTTTTACAAGTTCTCCGTGAAGATGCAAAATATTTTTAGCTCCAGCTCTTTCTAATAAATCTGAAATATTTTGAGTAATGTGATATACATCAAAATACTCTTCTAGCTTTACAAATAACTTGTGCGCTTCTGTAGGTTCTACGCTAGCCAACTGCCTTCTTCTTTCGTTGTAAAATCTTAAAACCAATTCTGGGTTTGAGATCCATCCTTTGGGACTTGCCACATCTTCAACGTTGTAATTTTCCCAAAGGCCATTACTATCTCTAAAAGTTGGTATTCCAGCCTCTGTATCAAGACCCGCACCACTTAAAACAACCAATTTCTTTTTCATGTTATAAATTTAATGATTTATTTTTTATTGTGCAAGTTGTCTGGGTTTTTTTATAATTTCCGTCGACAAATAACACAAATCCATTGTTTTTACAAGGACTATAAGGTCTTGTCTTCCGTTTCTTCTGTATAAATGATAAAGTTCTGGCTTACTAACAATTACTTTTTTATTTACATTTTCAGAAATAAAACCTTGTAAATCTGATTTTTCAACCAATATCCAATAATCTTTAACTTCAAAAGCAAATCTATCTGCACCGCCATATGCCCACCCAGTTTGTTTGTTCACATTTTTAATTTCCAGCCAATGAATATCTTCGTTTCCTTCGTTATCGTTTCTATTTACTTTCTTTATTCCTTTCACATCGTACTTTGTTCCACGAATCATTACATCCCAATGTTCTTTCATGTCTTGTTCTGGTGTTGCTAAAACCACATCATCATCTGAAAATAATTTACAGAATTCTAATTCTTTTAATTTGCCAGCATCTAAAAATTTTTGTATTGTTTCTTTTTTCATGTTATTTTATTTTTTTAATTAAGTCCTTAATGTTGTCAAATGCTATTTGATAAAATTTTTCATCAAATTTTATTTTAAAAATTTTATACAAAAGATTCTCTGGAGTATCTGAACCACCTGAAGAAAGTAGTTTGTGGTATTTTTTTATAAAATCATTTTTATCTTTTGAATTTTTGTAGTTTTGATATAGATTCAAACTTATTATGTTGCCAAACGCATATGTATAGCAATAAAATGGTGTATCATAAATGTGAGATATAGAAGACCAGCCATGTTGTGTTATTTCTGGGTTAACATCCACGTCTTTGCCGTAAAGCTTTACCATTTCTTCCATCCACATTTTGTTGTAGTCGGAGTAAGTCAATGGTTGGTTTTTTAAAAAGCACTCATGGCACCTTTTTTCAAATATTGTATATGCAACCTGCTTAAATATGGTTAAAAACAAATCATTTAAACGATCACAAATTATTCTCCTACGTTCATCTTTGTCAACAATTTCCTTTAACATTGTTTCAAACATTAAAGTCTCATTAAAAATTGACGCTGTTTCTGCCAAAATTAAAGGCGTATCATAAACAAGATTTTTCTGCCCCTTAGATAAATGTCCATGAAAAGCATGACCTAGTTCATGCGCCATTGTAAATATATCACTCACAGAATCAGTCCAATTTAATAATACAAACTGTTGTGTGTGCTTCGAATATTGAGCAAATGCCCCTCTTGACTTTCCTGGCTTTGGGAACATTGACATTCTACCGCCAAGAAGCATTTCCTCTGAAAATTTAGCCAACTCAGGATCGACCTTTTGAATTGTATCTTTGTATATTTTCCACCCATCTCTAAAGGCTAATTTATGTTGTGAGTTTTTTTCTTTTGGAATTGAAGCAGGTACGTCATAAACAAACATTTTTTCTAACCCTATCACAGCTTTCTTTTTTTTCAAAAACTTATGATATAAAGGATAATTTTTTTCAACTGTATCAATTAATATATCTACAGTAACATCTTCAACCTCTTCAGAAATATTTCTTGAGGTCATTACTGAATTATATTTTCTAATTTCTAAATCTACTATGTCTTGCTTGCAAACAATGCTATATAAATTTCCAAGAACAATTTGATTATTTTTGTTTCCATAAACCCTTGCTATGCTTTCATAAGCTTTTTTTCTTATAGTCCTATTTTTATGTTGTCTTAAATCAAAAATTTCAGATTCGCCAATTATTTTATCATTAAACGTAAACTCAAAAGATGTTGTAAGTTCTTCGTACATATTTGTACTTGAAGCATTGTCTAATTTAATATAAATCTTCTCCTCTTCTGGGCTTAATACGTGTTTTAAGTCTTTTGCAAGAGAAATTAGATAATTTTTAAAAGGTTCAAATAGTTTTGTTTCAGATTTTAAAATAAGGTTGCTGTAACCTATTTTTTTATATTCTTCATCAACAAAAAAAAGCTTTGAAAAGTATTCTGAGAATATTTTTCCATATTTTGTAATTTCTTTCTGAGTGCTTTCGTCGTGATTGTTTAAAGAGATCAAAAGTTCAAAATAAAAACTTATTTTAGTTTCTTCAATTTGTAGATTATCAGAATCTTCTAAAAAAATTAAAAATTCCTCATCAGATAATTTAGCAATGTTGCCTTCATATTTTTTAATATAATTTTCACACTTATCTTTAAACCTGTCTAGGTCTTCTTTTATTTTAGGGTCATCCTTTCCATCATAAAAATATAATGGCAAGCACCAGTCTTCCAGAAATTTGCTCATTTATTTAACCGTGCTTTTTTGTTTTTTACTATCTTTTTTTGTTTTTTCTTTTTGCTCTGTCAATGTCATCAAATCACTAATTGATAAATGATCGCCGCTTCTAAATACATATCTAAAGCTGAAGTCGTGCTCTCCCACCTTTGTTAAACCACGAATACCTATAATTTCTTTTTTTGGAAATTTATCTTTAAGGATTTTGATTATTTTTTTTGAAGTCATTGTATTTTTTTATATCACGAATTTAAACATTAAATTAATAATTACCAAATTTTATTGTAAATCCCAGACAAATTAACTACATTTGGACTATGCAAAAAGAAGAAAAAGTTACGGGCGTAATTGAGAAAATACTCTATTTAAACGAAGAAAATAATTATTATGTTTTAAGTGTGGAAACGCTTGAAATGAAGAAAGATACAAAGATCACAATTACTCAACCAAACATACACGAAGGCTGCACATACGAATTCCAGGGTGAGTGGACTGCTCATCCAAAATTTGGCAAACAATTTAAGGCGACTTTTGCAATTGAAAAACAGCCTTCTAGCAAAGAAGGATTAAGATCGTATTTACAGTCTAGCTTTTTTTCTGGTATTGGCCCAGTTATCGCCAACAGAATTGTAGAACACTTTGGTGAAGATGTTATAAAAACACTAAATGAAAACCCAGATGAAATGTTAAAAGTACCAGGAATTTCAAAAGCAAAACTAAAAGCTATAAAGGAAACCTGGGAGAAAAACAATGAAATGAATGGCATTATGATCTTTCTTCAACAACATGGCATAACAAGTCTGTATGCAACAAAAATATATGAATTTTATGGTAAAAATTGCGTAGCTCAAATTTTAAATAATCCCTACAAACTAACAAGTGATATTTCTGGAATAGGTTTCATGACAGCTGATAAAATAGCTCTTAAAGCAGGCTTTAAAGAAGATAGTCCACAAAGAATAAAGGCATCAATCAACTTTGTTCTAGAACAAGCCACGAATGAAGGTCACTGTTATTTATTACTATCACAAATCTCATCAAAGTCTTTAGAACTTTTAAACATTGCTGAAAAACCTAATTTTGAATTGTTGCTAGATGCAATGGAACAAAAGCAAGAGATAAAAACGCTTACCGTAAAAAGAGGGGAAAAAAGGTATTACGAAAGAAAAGTTTATTTCAATGAAACTTATTGTTGCGAAAAAGTGCACGCCTTAATGCAAAACAATAGCAAAGTGCATGTCCACGAAGATTTATTAAACAGTAACAATGATAAAATACAATTAAGTGACGAACAGACTTCTGCAGTAAAAGGCGTTTTAGGGTGCGGTATTTCTATTTTAACTGGCGGTCCTGGAACTGGAAAAAGCACAATAACTAAAAAAGTTGTGGACATTTTGTTAGATCTTGGCAAAGACATTGTTTTGGCAGCGCCAACTGGTAGAGCTGCAAAAAGAATGACTGAAGTTATAGGAATGGAAGCCACCACGATACACAGACTTCTTTCATGGGATCACATAAATGGAGGTTTTTTAAAAAATGAAAACAATACAATAAATGCAGATGTCATAATTATTGATGAATCTTCTATGAAAGACATTAATCTAGCTGCGGCTTTATTAAGAGCAACACCATATGACGCTCAAATAATTTTTATCGGCGACTCTGATCAATTAGAGCCAGTTGGGCCAGGTAATTTTTTCAAAGATTTAATTAACAGCGGTGTTGTTCCTATATTTAAAATTAATAAAATTTTTAGACAAGGAAAGGAATCTTTAATTATAAAATATGCACACGATATAAACACTGGATCAATACCAAACATAGAAACCCCCTTGTTAAACCCTGAACTTTGGACAAATGGAACTGATTGTGTTTTTGTAGATTCTGGTCTAGCCGAATCTGGTTATGATAAAACCAAATTCCCAGCCTGGTCTTCTTTAAGATACGGTTTGGATGTAATAGACATGACTGTTAAACTTTACATGGAGAGTCTTCCAAAATATTTAGGCAAAGAAAAGGAAATACAAATACTTATCCCAATGAATGTTGGAGATCTCGGAAACGCAAAAATGAATGCAAAAATTCAATCAATTGTAAATCCACCATCAAGTGATAAGGGTGAAATAAAACTTAAAGATAGAATTTTAAGAGAGGGAGATAAAGTTATACACACTAAAAACAATTACGATTTAGAGGTATACAATGGAGACATCGGAAAAATAATTGATGTTTACGCAAGCACAAATGAACTTACAGTAAAGTTTTCTGATCGTGAAGTAGAATATAAAAGAAGCGATATTCTAGATTTAGATTTAGCGTATTCAATATCAATACACAAAGCTCAGGGTTCTGAATTTGATTGTGTTATATTGCCAGTTATGAATCAATACTACAGAATGTTGTTTAGAAATTTAATTTACACAGGCCTTACTAGAGCTAAAAAATTTGCAGTATTTGTTGGCCAGAGAAAAGCCCTAGAGACAGCTGTAAACAATTTTCATTACGAAGAAAGACAAACATCATTAAAAGAAATGCTGCTTGATGAATCTTTTGTAAACCCACTTAATTAATTGCCTTTGGATTCAATGTGTTCTTTAATTGAGTTTTGAAATTCTTCATGTTCTTCCTCACTCATTTCTTCCCAGCTTGTAACATCAATTGAAATTTTATTTTTAATGTCACGCTCTAGAAAAAGCTTCGCAAAATATATTGCTTTTGCTGGAATAACAGTTTCATATTCAAAATCACTTATTTGCGGATTTAACGAGTCATTAAGCTTCAATTTAAATTTAATAAAATAATTTCTATCAAATGTGGTTTTTGCTTCTTTGATTTTTTTGTGCTTATATCTTTTGAGTCTTATTTTTCTATAATAAGCAATAAAATTTGTAATAAACCTTGGGGTTAAAGTATAAATTTTATTTGATTTATCTAGTGGTGGCCTATCTTCCATTGTTTTGTTCTGACTTTACTTGTTTTATAAGCTTATCAAGATCATCTACGACAATTCTTTTTTTAGCGGCCTCAATGCCTCTAAATCTTTTTTCAAGCTCAAGATCAAATTCATCCATCATATTAAAAGCATATTCTCTTGGTATTGTAACCTCATGAGAATGCGCCTCGTCTTGAGTGCCTTCATCAATAATATTAATTACACACTGACTATCAGAAACACTACTCATAGTAACCCAAATTGTGTTTGATTCTATAAAGCGTATTTTAGATTCTGGAGAAAAATTTAAACTTGTCTCTTTACTTTTCAACAAAGTCATAAACAACTCAATTGTTCTTTTTTGCATGTTGTTTATTTCTGGCATTTTTATATAAAACGCTAGTCTTCTCCTGGCTTTAAGACGAATGTGCAACCTGGCCATACGACTTTTAAAAGTCATTTTTAACCAGTAGTTTAATCCTCTTTTTTGAGAATTGTTTTTTATTTCAGAACTGTTCGACAATTTAAATTAAATTAAGATCAATTTGTCTCTTCGTTAAATTTACACCGAAAACTTTCACATTCACCTTGTCTCCAAGAGAAATTTTTACATTGTTTTCTTTAATAAATTTATAATTTTTTTCATCAAGCACATAACCCAAAGCGCCCATTTCTCCAGTTCCAATCATGCCTTCGCACCCATTTTCTTTTATTTCTACATGTAAACCCCAATTAGAAACACCAGAAACAACGCCTTCGTATGTTTGCCCAATTTTGTTTTGCATAAACTCTGTTTGTTTAAACTTAATTGAATCTCTTTCTGCTTTTACAGCTTTTCCTTCTAATTCAGAACAATGATCACACTGAATTTGCAACCTTGGTGCAACTACGTTTCCAGTGGCCATCAAACTTTCAAGCAATCTGTGTAAAATAACATCTGGATATCTACGAATTGGACTTGTGAAATGTCCATAATATTTAAATCCAAGACCATAGTGACCAAGTGCAGCTGTTGTGTAAATAGCTTTTGACATAGATCTAACAGCTACAGTTTCTATAATGTTGGCATGATTTGAACCTTTTACTTCCAAAAGTAATTTATTTAAAGCTTCTTTATTTGCCTCGTCGTCTTCGCTTACTTTGAATGTGTAACCAAACTGTTCAACAAATATAGATAACTCCTGTAAACGCTCCATAGATGGCAATGCATGGGTTCTATATATACAAGGTAAATCTTTTTCCCCAATATATTTAGCTACAGATTGATTAGCCAATAGCATAAACTCTTCAATCAATTTATTTGAATCTTTTGATTCTTTAAAATACACACCAATTGGCGACCCATCTTCGTCAAGCTTGAATTTCACTTCACGTTTTTCAAAAGACACAGCGCCATGCTCAAACCTTTCAGTCCTTAATGCTTTTGCTAATAAATTTAATGTAAGAACTGCCCAATCATAATTATCGACTGCTTGTGTTGTGTTTTCAATTAATTCCTGAGCATCTTCATATGAATATCTTTTTCCAGACTTAATTACAGTTCTAGCAAATCTAGAATTTATAATTTTTGCTCTTGCTGGCCCGTTTACACTTGGATCAGTGTAAGACAACATAAAAATAGCTGAGAAACACAATTTTTCTTCATTTGGTCTAAGAGAGCACACTCCATTTGAAAGCCTCTCTGGAAGCATTGGAATGCATCTATCGACTAAATATGTGGATGTTGATCTTCTGTAAGCTTCTACATCCAACTCGCTTTCTGGTTTCATATAATGAGAAACGTCTGCAATATGGACTCCAACTTCATAAATGTTGTTGTCAATTTTTTTAAAAGATAAAGCATCATCAAAATCTTTAGCATCCTTTGGATCAATTGTTAAACAAACAACCTCTCTAAAATCCTCTCTTTTAGCAATTTCTTCAGCATCAATTTCAAAGTTAATTTCTTCCGCTTCTTTCATTACTGAATCTGGAAATTTAGATTCAATATTGTTTTCAAGTAAAATCGCCTTCATTTCAGTAGAGTGTAAACCAGCTTTACCCAACACTTCTTTGATAAGACCGATAGGCTTGTTTAATTTTTTATCCCACTTACTTAATTTAACAGAAACTTTGTCTCCAACCTTAGCTAGACCTATGTAAAGCTTTGGAATTGTAAATTCTATTGGAAATTTTTTAGAAGTAGCTTTAACTACAAACTCGCCCGTTTCATCATTTATTTCACAAGTACCTAGATAGTCATTTCTAAACCTAGATTTTACACCTATAACATGGCCAATTGTTTCACCTGGAATTCTACCAGGTTTAAATGCAACGAATACCGTATCTCCATTAAAGGCCTCTCCAGTTCTTCCTCTTGGGATGAAAACGTCTTTATTTATTTTTTTACTTTCTGAAATTAAATACGCATTTCCCGCTCTCGTAAATTCTATTATTCCAAATGAATGCTTTAATTGTACTGTCATATTGTTATTTGTATATCTATTTTTTAATTAATTGCAGTAACTTATTAATCCAAATTTTACCTTGACAACCTCTTCTCCAAAAATTTTTTTCAAAATTTCTATTTGTTTGTCATATTTTTTTTCAAACCATTCAATGCCAGTCTTTGAATCTACGTCATTTAAATCTATGACCCCACTTTCATATGAATCAAATCCCATATTTTTTTCTGTCCATGCTTCATTTGGCAATAAAATCGACCCATCTAAATAATTATAAGATATAAGATTATCCTCAAATATATTTGATTCATCATAGTTACAAACATATTTATTTACATCGCACTCCTCAATATTGATATATTGCTTAATACTTGTTTTGGTTCCACATTCAGGACAGCAATTAGTCTTAATTGCTTCATTTTTTTTATGCTTAACACATTCACTATTGCTGCATGTCAAAACTCGCAATTCTTCTTCTATTTTTACTTTTCCAGTAACTTCCAAATATGGACCTATCTTAACTGTTTGTCTTGTTCCCATTTATTCTACACCACTTAAGGTGTTATTTAATGTATTATAAAATTTTATTTCATCTTGTTTGCTTGGCAAACCAGACACTTGACCATCGCCAGTTTCTAAAATCATCCAAGTTCCATCTTCTTTCTCTGCAATATCTATTGTGAAGAAATCACTTTCAATATTTTTTGCCACCTTCATTAAAATTGAAACCATGTCAAATGTTGGCATTGATGCTTTTATGCTAACATCTTCTGAATTATATCCAAACATAAACATTTTTTTGTTAATAAAAAAGAACCTATACTCATTTGTCTGGTTTTCATATAGTTTCAGTTTTTCAACTTTTTTTAAAACTATTCCTTTATTAAATAATTTTCCTCTAGCTTCAATAAACCTACCAACTCTTTTACCAAAATCTTCATTGTTTAATTCTTTACCAAGAATAAAAAGTTCAGGTTCACCCTTTGCTGATTTTACATAATCCTTAATAATAAGATCGCTATTATCTAAAAGGCTCCTTACGGGTCCCCAACTAATATCTTCTGGTTTGTTTGAATCTTCACGCCCATTCCAATCACCAGACCACCAACTTTTAGAAGTGTGTTCCATTATATGTTGATAAGCATTCGGAAAATAATGACAATTTAAATATTGATCTGGGTTATTAATCAAAAGCAACCCATATTGTTCCTCAAGTTGGCAATACAATTCATAATATTGTTCAGCTTGTAACATCCAACCTCTTAATATAATTTGTTCTTTATTTTCTTTTTTTTCTTTAATATTTGTTTTCAATTTTCCAGTTCTCACAAACTCATCGTGATCAAATAAAAACCAATCAAAGCCAACAAGTTTTGCAGCATGTAGTTCACCAGTAAAATTATCGTCAACCTCTTTAAAACTAAGAGGACTGCTTGGGAAAAGTATTTTCATATTATATTATACGTAAAATTTTAAAAAAAGTTCTATCTTCTTAAAAAAATATCACTTGGATCAAGAAGGCTTTCTGGTTTTTCTTGATCTAATTTCCAAATAACAGCTTCTCTGGTACCTGGTTTATACAGTTCAAGATGAAGCATTGTCATTGGAGTTCCTTTGTCTTTTTTTAGCACAGTTTGTATGTGTCCCAATACTTGACCGCCAGATATTTTTTTACCAACAACCATAGAAGATATAGGCTTTAACTCACCATACACAATAACGCCAGTTTTACCTTCAACATAAATTGCGTGTGTTTCATGCCACCAAGGACTTGGTGGTTCAGCATTTGGGCCAGTAAAAACTTCAATTTTAACCACTTCTCCAGCTTCCACAGAACAACAAACTTGATTAGGCTCGCAGTATATATCTATGCCAGTGTGTATGTCATGTTTACGCACCGCCCCAAAAGAACCAGCGTAAGAAGAAAACCTGTCCGCCCCAGGTAGTGGCCAATTATAAAACATTTTTATTGTTTTTCTTTATCTTCTTTGTTGAATATAACATATTTAAAAACAAGATATAAAACAAAAATAATAATTGCTGGCGCAAAAAAGAAAAAACTTAAAACGCCAACAAGCAAACATATCGCCCAGTGGTCAAAAGGTTTGTTGACTAAAATTTTCCATAAATATGCCATTAACAAAGCAAATGCAAATGGAAAAATAATTGGAAGAATTGATACTATCATGGCTGTTGTTTTTTATGTTTGTTTTTAATTTTTGTTTCTTGGCAAAATAATATTTGCTCTTTTTTTTTAAATAAACCCAGAAGGTTTGCAAGTTTATAAATAAGCTTTGTTATCATGTTCTGGTAAAACTAGTTCATCCAAAGATACAACAAATTTCATTAATTCCCTAATTTCCGAATTGTATTGAGCAGATTTTATATAGGTAAATGGTTTTTTTAAATCGTCGCCCCAGTCCTTTAAAAACTCGTTCATTCCTTCTTCTGTAAAAAAAGATTGAATATGTTTGTGGCTGTCATCCTCCTGTTTGTCGTATACACAGAATAATGGGAATGCGGTTTTTTGATTGTCTTGGGTTTTCATTTTTACTGCTAACCTTGACAAAAACTGATAATCTTCTTCTTGTATTGTTCTAGGTTTACTCATATATTATTTAAACTCGTTTTTAATTACCCAGGCAGACACAGCTATATTAATGACAATGGTTAAAATAAACGTCAACCATATTTGCCAACCCTTCGGTTCAATTTCAAGATAATTAAAGTCTTTAAAGTGTTTCCTTTTAAAATTTCTCTCAACTTCTGTTGAAAGAAAATCAACAACACTAGAGCAATTCAATTGTTTTAAGTCTGTCACATAATTCCTAACATTAATCTTTATTTCAGATACCTCAGTAAAAGAGAATGCTTTGCACCACTTTACATTTAAGGCATCGTCAATACCAATACACACAACAAGCTCGTTTTTGTTTCCGCCCTTCCAATAACACTCTTGTATAAAAGCGGCATTTTCGGTTTTGTTTCTAAATAATAAAATAAAAACTTTTACCTGCTTTACTTTTCCAAGTTTGGCATTTAAAATTTCCATTTTTCTTTCAGCGGTCCTTCTTGTAGAATCTCCCATTCCTAAAATATTTGTTTGATTATAACCAAATGAAATATTGGGATATTCATAAATTCCATAGTGTTTTTTGTCTTCTTCGCTAACCTCTTGATAATTGAAAACGCTATTTGATGACTGGACTCTATTTTCATAGGAGTGCTCTTTTACCATGCACTCTAATACACTTTCATTTTTTGGCCAATAAGTAACATACCAATCGCCATCAATATCGTGAAAGTCTCTATTTTGATCTTCAAATACTTTGTTTTTCCACCTACCAACTAAAGAATAATATTTAGCTTCTGTAATTCTTATTTCGTTGCCACTTTCAGAAACAATAGACCAATAAGCTGGGTGATAATCCACATCATACGAATGCTCATAACAAGTTTGACAACTTTCATTACCCTTGTCATCTTTTGTGCAATTACAATTATAAGAGTGGGTACATGGCACTTCTTCATCCCAAGGTTCAGAATAAATAGCGTGAGAAGCTGGTTCGCTCAAAAATTCAGTATCTGAAGTTTGAGCGCTTTCTCCGCCAAATTTTATAATAAGTATCGTAATCAAGGTTGCCAAAAATGGGATTGCAAATTCCCATATGGCAGTCTTATGGCTAAAAAACTTTAATAAAATAACGGCGGTGATTACTGGTATCAGTAAGGCAAACCAAATTATCATGTCTTATTTTTTATTGAATAATTCTAGATCGTTATCCTCGCCAGTGCGATACACTTCTTTAGTTTTTCCAGAAGTAACAAATGTAATATTGAGGGTGCGACTGCCAAGAAATAAACTTCCTGGAAACGTTCCAACAAGATCTTTCCATTCACGCTGAATGTCGGCCAACTTTGATTGCTGATATTGATTATCATTTCTTTTTGATTCAATTATTGTCATCAACTGTTTAAACAAACTCATATCAAACTGAGGGTTTGCAGCAGTAACCCATTTCATAACTAAATTTTGATCATTTGCATATGTTTTATCGGTAATACCAAAATAAATTTCTTTAAAAGATTCTTTGGCTTCTTCGGCAACATTTGCTGTTTGTTTGATGGTCTTGAACATATTGTCAAAATCAAGCTTACATACTTGTTCTTGAGCTACTGCGCTATTGTTAAGACGAACTTCTTTATTGCTTAGTGTAACATAAGTAATAAGAGCTATTAAAGCTATACCAATCACACCTGAGATAATTAAAATTTTGCCAATATTTGGCTTTTTTTCGTTTTCCATTTTTATAGTTTTTATATGCTTATACGTTCTTTTTTGTAAAAGGTTGTAATTTTTTTAATATTTTTTTTATTTTTCCAATAAAACTTTCTTTACTTTTTCTAATTATCAAATTTTGCTCAATGTGTTTTAACAAATTTCCCTGCCAATCTTCTGGTCCTACAACAAAAACCTTAACACCTGGACAATGTCTTTCAAGCCAAAAAAGCTCCATATTATCATCGTCAATATGTACTGACGCTCCTAGTTTTTGAATGGTTTCGTATTTCCAAGACCTGTTTGTAAAGTGTATATTACCATTGTCAATGCCAAGCTCTTTTGCCATTTGAATCACTGGTAAATGTTCGTTTACCAAACCTCTCTGCGCATTATAATGATCGTATCGCCTTGTAACAATATGAACCTCATAGCCCAAAGAAATTAAAAGTTTTGCATTTGCTTGTGTGGTTTTTTTATAAATGTTTATATCACCATTATGGTGATCGCTTAAAGAACCATCAAAATCGAATGAGATTATATTGTTATTAATCATTTTCTAGTTGTTTTAGCTGCTGGTTTTTTCTTGTGAGCCAACTTCACAATTTCAAAAGGTGGCCTAACCCCCATCGAGAATGTGGCAGAAGCGTTTAAAGCAAGCTCAATTTTTTTTATTGGGTCCCTTTCTTTGGTTGCATAAAGAGCCCCCATAGCAAAAGACTCTCCACAACCAAGAGCTGTGTAATTTTGTCTGGATTCAGCTACTTGATAATCGCTCAGCACTGAATATAACCCCCCCTTATATCCAATTAGAAACTCACCACCATCTTCTGTGTCCATAGATGTATATCCGTTATCATCAAAGCACTTTCTAACTGAATCAATAAACAAAGTTGCCATATATTGAAAGTTATCCATTCCTCTAGGATGGTTCGGAACTCTTAGTTTATATCTTAGAAGTTGACCCATTCTAAAAGAAACAGAAAAACCAAATATCATATCACCTTTACGAAACACTTTTGTGTCCGCTCTTGAACTATAAGATAACTCTGAGGTGTCTATAGCCGCACTATCGCCGCCTATATATACAGCTTCTTTGTCAATTAAACCGACTATTACTGTCATAATTTTTTAAAATTTATTACTTTTAATGTGTCTGTTTACCTTGCTACACAAAGGTTGGAAGTTTGTGTAATGGCTTAACTTAATTATTTCTTCTTCTGAATTAGCAGATGACACTGGTATAATATGGTCAATGTCCCAACCACATTTTAATTCTCCATTAAATTTACCATAATTATCCCATGTCATCCATGATTCAAATTTGCTTTCAATATATTGTTTAAATTCTTTGTATGTGCACCCTAAAATGTTTTGCATTTTTTCTTTACATTTTACATCTTTTTTTTTAAAAGAATGTTTTATTGATTGTTTTATGTTTTTTCTGATTAAAAACACTTTGTCTGTTTTTAATCTTTTCTTCTCTAAAGCTAAAGCATACTTCCTATGCTTTTCAATGTTTTTTTCATTATAAATTTTCAACCTTTTAAGATGTTTTTCTCGTTGTTCTGGATTGTTTTTTAAATAGTTTCTCTTCCATTCATTCAATAAATCTTTATTTTTAGCTGTTCTTTTTCTCCTTTTTACATTGTTACAAATTTTACAATAATTAAGAAATCCATCTTTGCTATTTTTACACTTGTTAAAATCAACTAATTCTTTTTCAATATCACATATATTACAAATTTTTTTCATATTTTATACTTTCATTATAAATAGTATAAAATATATGACATGTATTAATTATTTGTTTTTTTGCAACCTTGTATGGGTTTTTACGTATAACCAATAAACTAGATAAAAGTAGACAATTAAATCAAGATTTCAAAATGGATTTAGCCGAAATAAAAAAAATAGTAAAAAACATCACCTTTGCGCCAAGCAACCTAGATATGGGCTGGAAGTTTCAAGTTAAAGAAAACCCAGATGGTTTTTTACTTAGAACTTCTTTTAAACGTCCAGACATAAACAATGGAAAAGTTAGCACTGGATTTGGTCGTTGGATGTTTGTTGATAAAAATTGCAGTGAAACTGGCGTTGTTATGACCGCTTGGCTCTGTGCTGAGCTAATTGTAAGGCATGAGCTCATGGAAGCGTTCCTTTTTCGTGGGGTAAGAATCTTAAATCCTCATAAAACCGTAGAAGAGTTAGCTTTTCCCAGAGAATTAAACACAAATTACAAGGTTACCTTTTTTGATTGTGAAGGAAACGTTGTTGGAGCAAAACAATACGACAAACCCGCAAAACTAAATGTAGATGCTAAGTGGAAAAAAACAGCTTAACAATGAAACCTTTTTCAACTTTTAGCGTATAAGTAATTATGGAAAACAGAATAATTCCTAAGGGAAAAATAAAAAAGGTACCAGAGGGATTCTGCTTTACATTTGGTAGCAACGAAGGCGGAAGACATTCTAAGGGCGCTGCAAAAGACGCTATGGGTATGGGCGCAAAAATGGGTCAAGGTGAGGGGCACGCTGGTAACACATATGGTATTCCAACTAAAACGAAAAAAATGCAAGTTTTACCTCTCACTAAAATAAAAATTTACATTGAAAGGTACATTGATTTTTGCAAGTTGCATCCAGAGATAACATTTTACACAACAGAGATTGGTTGCGGTCTAGCTAAATATAGAGTTAAAGACATAGCACCAATGTTCCAGGCTGCCGTTGATCTTCCAAATGTTTATTTTTCTGAAAGATTTTGGCACAAATTAAAACCAACCACATGAGAATATACACCACTCCAGATCCACCTCTCTTAATGAGGGTTAACATTAAAAAACAAGGAGTCCAAACAGAGTTTTTGACTTTTTGTGATGCATCACAACAAGAAGTTTATGACTTTATAAAAGAAACCATTGAAAAAGAAGAATTAAGCCCATTTTTAAAAGGTAGAGTTACCAACATCGAAGTACGTGAAGGCAAGGGAAAAGAAAACGGTAAATCAGTAAGCCTTTCATTTAAAGGCCTTGAACCTGTTGAGGTTAAAGAAATTTTGTTAAAAGAGCTTATTAAAATAAAAGTAAAAAAATCCGTACATGAAAACAGTAAATAATACCACAGAATTAAAAGATGAAATTCAATCTCTTGTTGACGAACAAGATGAAAAGGACTATCAAGAAGACTTAGAGTCAACCAATCCATTTAAAAAACCAATTTCTCAAGTTCAAATCAGAGCTAAAGTACAAACTCTTATTGAAGACAATATGCAACACGCCAATGGAAGATTTCATTGTAAAGAACTTAACGAATACGGATTTCTTCAAGATTTATTTAAAAAATTTACTTTAACACCAAAACAATAGCCATGAACAAAGAAAAATTATACGAACAAAAAGAAATTATAATTCAAGATTTTGATTTCGAACAAATCAAGACTGTTTTTAAACTTCTTGGTTTAAAAATTAGCGTAAAAACTAACAATGTAGAAAAATTAAAAACACCAACCAAACAGGACTTGAAAAGTATTGCCAGTGCTTGTTTTGATAAGGTTATAGAGTCCGACGAAAAAGAGCAAACCATATCTTTGTGCGGTTTTGAGGCAGAAAAAAATGGCGGAGAACTAGAGCTTAGATTCGTGCTTCAAAGAGTTAATCTTCTAGGTAGAAAGTTTGGCAATAATACCCAGAATCAAAATTCTAAAATTCCTATAAAAAAATTTTAATTATTTTTCAATTTCTATTTGGAATTGGAAAAATTTCTGTATATTTACAATCAGATTAAGCTCGTTGATATGTAGTCGAAATTTGTGTAACCAGGGCTCTATACCCTGCGCTTCCACTAGATGAAAACAACAAAAAAACTATTGATCGTTTTGGCATTAGCTCTAGGAGCTTGTACAAATACGGCCACTGAAGTAGCTACGGAAACGGAAGCGCCTAAGTGTGACACTGTAGCGGTTGATTCTTGTAAAGCGGTTTGCGCTGATACAATGACAACAGCAGCTACTACAACCTCGGTTAAGTAATTAACTGAAAAAATGGGGGCGAATGATTTCGAACACGAATCAAAAGCTACAAGGAGAGATTAATCAGCCTATCAAACGGCAAAAACCTAACAAAGGTATTAGCTCAAAGCGCAATCGCTTACGCTAATACGCCTGAAACTAGTGCAGTCCTTGTGGCTGAATTGGTTTAAGGATCGAACAAAAACCCTCAACCGAACAATAGTAAGTTGAGGGTTTTTTATTTTTAAAATTTCTCAATTTATTTTCATTTTTTTACAACCTTTTTGTTTTTGCAACGTATAACTTACAAATATACCAACACATAAATTATGAGACAACTTAAAATCGTTAAACAAATCACAAACAGAGAATCAATTTCTTTCGAAAAGTACTTAAATGAAATTGGAACAATCCCTGGGATTACAGCAGAAGAAGAAGTTGAGCTTGCTAAAATAATTCAAGCATACAACGAAGACCCGCATGCATCTCAGTTAGCAGTGAACAAAATGGCAAAATCAAATTTAAGATTTGTTATTAGTGTTGCAAAACAATACCAAAATCAAGGTTTATCTCTACCAGATCTCGTATCAGCTGGAAACGAAGGTTTAATTAAGGCCGCAAAACGTTTTGATCATTCCAGAGGCTTTAAATTTATCTCTTATGCTGTGTGGTGGATTCGTCAATCTATTATGCAACAAATAAACGAACATTCAAAAACAATAAGATTACCATTAAATAAAGTTGCCGATCTAAACAAAATAAGAAATGCAACATCGGCATTAGAACAAGAGCTTGAGAGACCTCCATCTATTGAAGAAATTGCTTTTTATCTTTCTGAAAAATTTCCAGCAAAGAATTTTTTAATTGAAGATGTTGCTTTGCTTCTAACAACCTCAAATAAAACACAATCCTTAGATACACCTTTTAGCGACGACAATCAAACAACACTTCTTGATCTTATAAAAATGGATCCATCTTTAAACGTTGATGCTGGTTTAATAAATGAAGATTTGAAGTTTGTAATTAAACAAATGTTAGCATCTAGATTAACTCAAAAAGAACAAGAGGTAATAGTTGCATTTTTCGGTTTAGAGGAAGGTGTACCAGCTCAAAGTCTTGAAGAAATTGGGGTGAAAGTCGATTTAACCAGGGAGCGTGTTAGACAAATTAAAGAAAAATCTTTAAGAAAATTAAGACACAGCACCAAATTTAAAATTGTAAAAGAATATCTTTAAACTATGAAAAAAGCTTGGGTTTTAGATTTACATGGCGTTATAAATTCAGCACCTGAATTTTTTGCGCTAGTCACAAATAGTCTTGTTAAAGATGGTTGGGAAATTCATGTTTTAACTGGAAGTCATATTGCTGAAAAAGGCATTGAAGAAGAATTAAAGTCGTATGGCATTGCCTACACACACTTGTTTTCAATTGCTGATTATCACAGAAACAATAAGGAGTCTATGTTTTACGATGAAAAAGGAGATCCTTGGATTTCTGATGAAGCCTGGGATAGAACCAAAGCAGACTATTGTGAAAGAAATGAAATACCAATGTGCACAGATGATACGGCAAGGTATGCTAAATACTTTGACAAGTGCGCTTTCTCATATATGACAATTCAAAAAAATGGTAAAGAGCCAAATAAATACCTCAACTTAATTATTGACATGTTCAATAAAAAGAGGGAAAGTTCAGACAAAATCAAAGGTGTAAAAAATCAAATGATTCAAAAAACACCTTTGAACATTCCACTTGCTAAAATTAGCAAGTGGAAAAACTGGGCTTACGACTTTTTACATTATTTTATGTCGCCGCCAGATAAATTAGGTAAAGAGAGATAGTAATTTTAATAAAACCAGATCTAAAAAATCTGGTTTTTTGCTTTTTATCAACCTATTTCTTAGTAAAAAGAAACCATGAAAAAAGAAGACTTTACACTATTATTAAAAGATTTGTACCAGCTGTATAATCCATCGTTTTTAGAACATATTCCTGCGCTTGTAGAGCGTTATAGCAGAATGGAAGTAGATGCTGTTAGAACAGCTATAATGAAGTACAATAGAAAAAATGCTTCCTTCCACGATCCTGAAAAAGACAAAGATGATTACGCTATTAATTTAGTAAACGAATACTCAAATGGTAATAGGATATTATATGGAATTAAACTAGAAGCAGCAAAAGAAGTCGAAAATATTGCTGTTGTTGAAAGTAAAAAGATAGAAGAAAGTGTAAATAAAAAGTTGGAAGAAATTCAAAACGAGCTCACTTCTAAAGAAAAAGAACTAGCTGCGGCGTATGAGGAAAAGTTAAAAACACTTACAGATCAAATCGTAAATTTAAAGCCAAAAACAACAATTTATGAAAGTGTGGATGTGAGACTAATAATCAACTACACAGAACATGAATTAAAGCTTCCAAACAAAGAAATAATACTTTCACTTGGCGTTGGTGCCAGGATGATCACAAGTTCATCAGATGGCTCAAAAATAATAGCTTTAAAAATTGTAGATATTATGTGTGATGGGGTTTCAGACCCAGAAGGAAAATTAATAATAGAAATTATACTAGATAGAGAATAAAAACACTCATGAAAGAAAAAGTAAAAAATGCAGCAAGAAAAAATATAGTTATAGCAGTACAACAACAAATTCAAAGAGCAATAGATGATATATTGGCACGAGAAGGTAAAATGGCTCAATCCACGAAAAACTATGTTGAAGCACTTCAAGGAAACATAGAAATTGCTCCTTATGTTTATGGTTGGCTAGAATGGCCAGAAACAAAAAAGAAGCCTAAAAATGATCAATGATTTCTTGCAAACAATCTTTGCAAATTATCATAACGTTACCAACAATATCTCTTACTGAAGCGCAAACTTTCTGCTCATCACATCCATCACAAGTTTTTGGATCACCATCAACATAAATAAGCGACACCTTCTTTATTTGCTTACCGTTTTTTTCTATATGTTCATCTGTAATCATAACCACAATCCAAGAATTTGTCTTTTAGCAAGAAGCGTATCTTCAGCTTCATCGCTTTTTAAATTAAGAGAAACACTCTCTCCATAACAAGAACAATCTGGGTTTCCATCTTCACCAACACCTATGGATATAAAACCAGCTGATATCGGTTCAAAATTTTTAAATTCTGAGTGTTGATTTAATTCTGAGAAAACAATAATTCTGTTTTCTTTTGTTCTAACATATTTTGTTTTTAAAATCATGGATTGTATTTAAATGAAAGTTCGTTATAATATTTTGTGTCGTATGCGGTCCAACCCTCTTTGTGCCAAAGAAAAAATCTGGATATACCAGCATCTAAAGCCATCTTACTACAAATGGTACAATAAGGTTCTCCTGAGTGTTTTGGATTACCCTGGTCATCTAATCTTATAAACAAAAGATCGCTGCCAGGAACGCTTTTAGGATGGTTTTTGAATGCTTCTATGATAGCTCTTTGCTCGGCATGAATACAACACGTCTTATCACTTTTAAAATTATCTGGAAGACCGTCTTTGAAACAATCGGTTTGAATGTCTGTTGGCATAGAATTATATCCTTCGCCAATAATTTCTATAAAATTAGGTGTAGCCCAGGATTTTAAAATAATGCTTCCACATTTAGATCTGCTGCAGGTAGCTTTTTTAGCTACCTCAATAAGATAATCAAAATGTTTTTGATTAACTTGAACAATTTCTTTTAATTCACTCATATAGCCGCAAGGTTATTTTAAAACCTTTGATTTTTTAAAGTGGTTTTCAACAATTGGTTCCATGAATATGCTCATGTACATATCATCAGTCACATCAACTGTTTTAGATGTGTTTGTATCATCATTGCCATAACAAAGCACGGCAATACCAGAATATCTATAAAAAGAGTGGTGAGACATTTTCAATTCAAGATCACCAGATGAAAAAAGCACATTTTCAAACTCACCATCTGAATGTTTAAAATATATACCTTTCTTTTCAAGGCGTGAAACCAACTTGTCTACAGCTGGTTTCATTTTACTGATTTGTTTTTCCTTATTAAATTCCATGTCTTATTTTTGTTATTCAAAGATAACAAAAAATACACAAACATCAAAATGTCACATGTGTTCCAGCTTTAGGATTTGGTGTACCGACCAATCTTGACTTAAATTTTTCCTGTTCATCTGGTGTTAAAGAACTTAATTCCTGTTGTGTTAGTTTATAAACCTTACTTGCTCTTATTTTATTTACTACATATGTTCTTTTAAGTTCGTTTGGCAAATTATTAAATTGGTGTTCTCCTATTCCCATACTATATGGAATTCTACCCTTTAAGTTGTGTATATAGTCACTCAATTCTTGTGGGTTTAATAAATCAAAAATAAAATCTGGAATTTTGTCTCCAATTTTAGAAAGTTTATTAGTATAAAATTTTTTGTTTTCTGCGGTTAAACTATTAAAAATATTATAATCATATAAAAGATAATAATTTTTCTTTTCATACAAATCATATATTATTTTACCTCTTTCCAATTCAGATAGTTCATAAAAAAAATCTAACTCTTTATAAAACCAACTAGGAGCAAGAAGTCTTGTTGAATCCATTACCCATTGAACAACTGCGCTTATTTTATCGTTTTCTGGCAACATTTTAAAACAACCGCTTTTATTAATTATCCAATATAAATAATCTTTTCTTTTCCATTCTGATGTGTGTAAAATAGAAATTAAAAATTCAAGCTTAACACTTTTGCTTAAAAATTTAAAATTAGTATCTTTAAAATTATCAATAAGTCCATGATGATTATTTGTATTGAACAATAATTTTACAATAAATTTTACATATTCTTTTTGTTGATTTTCATCTAGTGACTTTAATTGTTCGGATGTGATTCTTAAACCATTTACAGCTCTTTCTGCAGCATATTTCAACATATCCTCTGGTTGGTTTTTAACTTTTGAACTGGGGTACATTTGAATAATTTTAGCATCTTCATCCAACTTTATTAAGCCAGCCAATTCCATTAACCTTTTTCTATATGACTCATTTAAATCCATATCAATAAATATTTTCATATTTTGGTTTTTTATACATATTTATGTATATGAGTATAAAAGAAAACAATAAAGAAGTAAGAATAAATATACTTATTGCCAAAGACCTTAGAAAGCAATATAAGTTATACTGTTTAAATCTCGAAATTCCGATGTCTGAAAGAATTAGACAATTAATAGAAATGGATCTTGATAAAAAAATAAAGTGATGGCTTATGTTTATATATATTACGATACTAGGTACATACCAAATATTCCAATATATGTTGGTAAAGGTATTGGAAATCGTATGTTTGATCATTTGTCAGAGTGCACAAACCCTCTTTTAAAAAGAAAACTTAATAAAATTAAACAACTTTTTTTAGAACCAAAAATAGAAAAATTCAAAGATAATATCAGTGAACAAGAAGCACTTACTTTAGAAAAAGAGCTCATCGCTAAATTTGGAAGATTAGATTTAAAAACTGGCACACTTTGCAATTTCACAGATGGTGGTGAAGGTAGCTCTGGTAGAATTATCTCTGAAAAAACTAAAAAATTATGGAGCAAACAAAGAAAGGGTAAAAAACAAACACCTGCTCAATATGAGGCAAATTGTAAAAGAATAGTTTCAGAAGAACGCAAGGAAATACTTAGGCAAGAAAGAAAAGGTAAAGATTTTTTAACAAAAGAACAGCACGAAATAATTCGTTTAAAAAACATAGGAAGTAAACGTTCTCAGACAACTAAAAACTTAATGAGCAAACAAAGAAAAGGTAAAAAACAAACAGAAGAGCATAAAAAAAACTCCATAGAAGCTAGAATGAAAAAATTTGTTTACAAAAAAGTAAAATGCACTACCAACAACACAATTTATAATTCATTAAAAGAAGCTTCTGAGAAACTAAATTTAAAAAAGACTGCTATAACTGCTGTGGCGAATGGTTCAAGAAAAAATCACAAAGGTTTTATTTTTACATATGTGATTTAACAGTATTTTCTCCCTTTATAATTCCACCAGTTTTTTCTGATAAATCCCAGTATGTGTGAATAAAATCTATTATCTCTCCTGGTGGAACATCTTTATGGAAAGCAATATTGGGACCATGATTTTTAAGATGTACTGCATAAACGCCAGGGATTATTTCACCATTTTTTATACCTTCAAAAGTGTTAATTGCACACTCTCTACTACCGCATTCTACATGAAATTGTTCTCTAACAGGAATTACACCACGCTCTTCAAAACCTTCACGCATAGGACAGTGGAAATGTACAATAGAATGAATTTTATCCCCAAGCTCATGATAAATTAATTCTTGTGTTTTTTCACCCACAGAAGGTCTTGCACCACCAACAATAAGTTCGCCGTTTTTGTATGAATACACAGGAATCATACCTCTTTGGAAGCTCTCGTTGTGATTTATTTTACGTTCAGATGTGATTCTTTCAAAATCTTTACCATCCACTCTACAACCAAAATGCCCACTTGTTTTACCAGTTCCTGGAAGAGGCTTAAAAGCTTTGTGAGCAAATAAGTATTTCATTACATCATACCAATTTTGAGGTATTACACCTTCTTGGATAAGCTCTTCAGGAAAAGCTCTTTGATCATCTCTTACAATTGTTTTATCCCCAAACGTAAGATTCAATCTTTTTAAAGTAATATCTGCCAATATAGCAATTGCTTCACTTCTTGTTTCACCTTCATGTGGAAATTCTTCAGGTGTAATTACCATATTTATTTTATCTCTAATGTCGTTTGCGAAAACAAGATTTGAGCTATTCTTTTTTAATGCTAACAAACCTCTCTTGTAAGTTTCATCTCTTCCAACACCTGCGGTTGTCTTAAATGATACAACAAAAATATCTTTGCGCTTCTCTCTGATTTTATGCACAATTTTTTCTGCTGGTACCAAATCAAGACTATAATAATTGTTTGAGTCAAGTCTTTTTTGATCTTTCCCAAATTTAAAAATTGGATTCTCAATCATACCTTCCTCTATTACAGTTGAAATAACACTTGGTTCAAAATCACATACTGCAGCCGCCATTATAATGCACCTTGTTTCTGAATCTTTGATTAAAGCATCAATAAATTTACTCAATTCTTCATTGGTTTCAATAAAATCAAATCCGAAGTGATTCATAACATTAAATGTTTCTTCAAATTCATCATTGTTCAGAATACCAAGCGCCATTTTTGTTGGTATAAGCTTCACAGAATATTCACTATTCAAATCGTTGTCTAAACGTGATTTCATTGCACAGTAAATATCGTGTCCAACATTTCCATATGCTGGTGCGGTTAAAGCAAAGTGTGGAGATACATGTTGCATGGTTCCACCACAAATGATGTAAATTTTTTTCATGTTACTTGATAAAAATATTTGTTATTCTACCCTTTGCATTTGAGAGCTTTCTTTGAAAAGAAGTGTCTGTCATCATAATTTTATACCTAGCTGTTATGATTGAATCAACCCAAGGGCCCTTTGTTGAAATTAAGGAATCAATTTTTTTATCAATCAAAATTTTAACTTGAGACTTGATAATTTCCTCTTTGTTTTTATTTACAGTGTATAAAACACCAAGTAAAATAAAAAAAGACACTATTATACCCATTAAAAAACCTCTAACTATTGATGGCATGTTTATTTTTTTAAATTTCTGAATTCTTCTAATGTACCTCCACGAATACCACCATGACCATCTGATCTATTGGCCCATGACATATAAGCATAGTATTCATCCTGAATTTTTTTAAGATTTGGAAAATCCTTTTTTGTGACTTTATAAAAATCAACAGCAAGCAAATGCTCTTGAGTATATTTATGATGCAAATTGTATGGAAATTCTTTTTTAGAATCTTCAATTGAATATGTTATGCGATCTTCGTTTAAAGAAAAAATGGTGCCATCATCTGGCCTGGCATAATATTTTGGCAAACTATTTTTTTTCATGTTCAAAATCACCAGTTGATAAAATAATCCAAACGCATGGGAACATAAAAATCATTTGATCGAAGTCTAGCCTTGAAATATGGTCTAATTTATACAAAACAATATTTACAAGTATAAGCAAAAACATCAATATATGTATTCCTTTTTTCATGATCCGTTTCTTAATCGAATAAGTGTAATTAAATTTTGAATTTCGTTGTAATAACAAACGACAATATCCATAAGGTCAATATGACCAATACTGTCAGGGCAAATACCCAAAAGATGTAAAATAGACTCTATCATTGTGATTATAAAGATATAAAAAAATTTTCAATTTTCAAAAAGTTTTCCATTTAAATCCCATATATGTTTTGTTTGGGTTTCCATGTCTGTTTAATTTACCAAGTGCAACATCTAAAATTTTATTTCTTGCATTTTTATTTAAGTTTAGTTTTTCAGCAGCCTCTTTAGCAGAATTAAACTCAGCAACAACCTCATCTGTTTCAATATTAATTTGTTGAATCTTATTATATATTGTTTCTTTATTGTGTCTTTTTTTTGGCTCTATTTTTTCTCCCAAATAATTATAACTCCAAAAAAAGTGTTCACAAGTTCCGCTTCTTATAGCAGACTCTGAAATACCAGTTCTGCAAATACCAATTGTTTCTTCTACCGTTATTGGAGAATCCCACATTTTTATAAAATTACCACTTAAATCATATTGAAAAACTTGTTTCCTTAGCGCTTTTCTATCTCTTTTTTCTTTACTTAAATTATTAGTCCCATCCCCACCATCTGTGCAATTTGATAAAATTCCAGTTTGTATATCTCGCCTTCCAAAATGTTTTATCATCTTTATCTCTAAATCAACTGCTGTGGTCTGATCAATTTCGTCATATACTCTATAATGCATTGGTAATTCATTTGTTTCTGAGATAATACTTTTTATTACACTAGTTTTAAAACTTTTAATTTTTAACATACTTGGTGTGGTGTGTATAGTTTCTCTTTTTCCAGTTCCTTTACCAATGTAAAAAGGTTGAAATTCGAAATTTTTATCTTCATAACTCCAAATTCCAGGTTTTCTTTGATCTAAATAAACATATACATAATATCGTTTTTCCATATTCTTTATTTATAAATATGTAGAAAAATATTATATCTCCGACCAATATTTTGTCACCAACTTTTAATTTCTTCCATGATTTAAATGTGATATGTTTTTAATTTTTCTTCTAACTCAATTTTAAGCGGCAAGAATTTCTCTTTATAATAATCCCAGTCAATTTCATCACACTCCATAATTTCTGGATATAAATAATTGGCCGCAGAATAATCTACAATTTTTCCATGCTCAGCAATTTGTATTGCAAATATAAGAACTCTTAATGAATGAAATGCGCTTTTTTGCCCAGTATAGAAATTACTATCCAAAATGCACATTTTAGCTCTTTTCCAGCGATTTCTTGATTCGTTAAGTGTGTCCATAACTAGACGTTTAACACTTATCTCTTGAACAAGAGGAACCTTGTTGTTAAGTATTATCCAATCTGGCGCAAAAAGGCATTCTAGAGTTCTTGGGTGATGTAATTTAAGTTCGTCCTTGAAATAGTCTGGTGTAAAGATATGAATGTTCAAAAGAGCGCCATTTACGGTCATTTTCTTCTCTTCATGAGCCAATAGATGGCTTCCAATTAGAATAATGTCCCAATCAGATGTTTCCGTGGCGGTTCCGTATACTCTGGAACCATAAAGGAATATGTTTTTTACCTTAAGCGGATGAATACCAGCGGCAGCTATTACCTCTTCGGCTGTAAATGGAATTGTCGTCATTATCATCTTATACGCTAAACAAGATCGAAAGGTTTCATTTTTTTGCCACTATTTATGTATGACAAACCAATTTTTGTATGACAAAAGAACAATATATCGAATATTCAAAAGATCCAATAAAGTTCATAACTGACTTTAGAGTTGGCACAAACGCCTACAACAAATTTAAAGTAGAAAAACTACCAATATTTGAATTTGAAAAATCTATAATTAGCAAACTTCACAAAGAGGATTATACAATATTTAAAAAATCAAGACAGATGCATTTTAGCTCTATCGTGGCTTCATATGTTTGCTGGTGCACTATTTTTTCACACAAGAAATACATATCAATAATTTCTCCAAATTCAGGTATGGCAAAAAACTTTTTAGAAAAAGTAAGACTGGTTTTACAAAACTTCTACAAAGAAGATTTTAAAGAAAACACACCTACAAATAATTTAAGAGAAATTGTTCTTAAAAATGGCTCAGAGATTATTTCATCATCTGTGTCTAAAAACCCAGGATGTGCACAGGTAAGCGATTTAATAATTTTTGACGAGTTTTCTTTTTTTGAAGATTCCGATCAAGTTTTTACAAGCGCAATAATGACACTTTCTCAAGATCGTGGCAAATGCATTTTATATTCTTCTGTAAGATATAAAGATGATGCGTTTTACAAAATATATGACAAGGCAATCAAAAAAGAAAATGGATACAATGCTCACGAATTTTTATGGAGCAAAAATCCAAACAACAACATTTCTTGGTATGAAGAAATAAAAAATAAATTTCCACAAACATATCGACAAGAGTATGATTGCGAACCAATAAACAAACCTTCAAAGAAAAAAGAAAATGTAATTACGCTAAGAATTGACGATTGGATGGATCAAGAAATAAATAAAAGATTGTTACAAAAATCCGCAGAATTCAAAGAAAATTATTCTATATCAACTTATATAAGAGAACTTATAATGAAGGATTTGAGTTGTGAATAAAAATATAATTATATATAGTTTAACATGCCCATTAAATAATGAGGTTAAATATATTGGAGTCACACGTGAATCAGTTGGTATGAAAAAAAGATTGACTCAACATGTTTGTGATAGATTTTCTTCTGTTAATAGAAAAAACAATTGGATTAAAAAATTGTTTAAAATTAATAAACGCCCAATTATTGAGTTTGTTGATATTGTACCTTTTTCTGAGTGGTGTTTTTGGGAAACACACTATATAGATTTATTTAGAGCTTGGGGGTTTAAACTTTATAACATTATGCCATGTGGTGAAAATCCACCAGTTTTAAAAGGGTGTCTTAATCCAAATTTTGGTAAAAGTTTATCTGAAGAAACAAAAAACAAAATCAGTCAAAGATTAAAAGGACAAGTTATATCAATAGAAATAAGAAAAAAAATTAGTAAAAAATTAAAAGGCCATATTAAAAGCAAAGAAACGTGCCTAAGAATAAGTCACGCAAAGAAGAATAAGAATGGTAAAAAAATAACTGGAACAATAATAAAAACAGGGGAAATTATTGAATTTGACACCCTAGCAGAAGCAGCAAGAAAAACAAATCTAAAAGAAGGAACAATTAGAAGCTCGGTATTAAGAAATTTAACAATGAGAGTTGGTATTAAATGGCAGTATGTCTCTTGATTATTGGAATTACAAGTTGTGTAATATCAAAATAAGACATATCTTCTAATATTTTTGGTATTACTTTGTTATTATAAATTAAAGCCTCTGTATTAAAAAATAAACATTGCATCGGAGATATTTTTTCTTCATCTTCTTCAAAATCGCTTTCAATTATCTTAATCATTCTATCAACACTAAAAATTTCATTGTTGTTTTTTATATAACCATATGCCTTTTTAAGAACTTGATAACTTTTCATAAAATTTAATAAATAACACCCTCCATAAAACCCACCCTGGAGCGATAATAAACTTAAATTTTTTGATATATCTTTTGTGTTGTCATGATATACTAACGAAAAAACTTTTCCATTAAGTTCAGGCATTTCTTGAAATGTTTTTAGTGTCAAAACATTGTCAATAAACTTATTTGTAACACCTTCTTCATTTCCATGCATAATTGAATCTACGCCGCCATCTACAAGTACTATAGCATCTATTTTAAGATGCTCAATAAGACGCTCGTATGCTTTTTTCATAATTGGAACAGCAGTTCTTTCAAACATCCAAACAATAACTTCTTGATTTGTTGAAGCCTTGAAAAATTGTGACAAATAACCTTCTACATAATTTGTAGATGGTATTTTTATTTGTGAAGTGGCACCATATAAAGATGGCCCTAATACAATAGGATCTGCAAATTCATTTATTGTTTTTAAATCTGTGTGTGTCAGATTTGCAAGATGAACTTTTTTCCCGCTTTTCGTAAGAGAATAATATAAAGGTATGCCAGCAAGAATATCGCTACCGCCACCAACACCTACAACAAGTATTGTGTTCTTCCCTTCAAGGGCAGCTAGCATTGCGTGTGGCAAATTTAACATAAATTTTTAGCTATTTAAAATTAATTCTCTTTTTTTCATCTCAAAGAATGAGTTTGCACACGCCTTAACGTCATCTAGTGCATCGTGAGCGCCTTCAAATCCTTTATTGAACAAATGTGTGTGCAATTCTGTTAAAGTCGGCCATTTGTACCCTCTAAAGCTTGGTATCCTACAAATGTTTGTACTTTCTTTCATGGTACAAAACTTTTTTAATTCTTTTTTGGGAGCAACATTTAATCTAATAAATTCTGCACCAATAACGTTTTGATCAAACGACATGTTGTGCGCAATTAGATATTCACTCTGCTCCATATCCTTCAATAAAAGTTCTACTGCCTCTGAAAGTGGTATTCCAAATTCTTCGCATCTTTCTGTGGACATATTGTTCTCAATGAAAAATTCTGTTTTTGGAACTTCCCAACCATCTGGTTTAATTAATAAACTTTGTTCACTAACTAATTTCTCATCCTTGTCATATAATTGCCAACCAAGTTGAGTTACTCTAGGCCAATTGTTAAGATCTGTTACTGGGGCATTAAAATTTAATGCTTTGCCATTTGTTTCTGTATCAAAAAATAAGTACATATTATCCGTTTATAATTTTTACACAAGCTGCAAGAACAGCTTTAAATTTAGTTTTTTCTACAAAATCTCCAACGTAAGTTTCGTCTGGGCCATAACTAACCTCAACAAAATTTTCACATATATCCATTTCATAACCTTCTGACTCTAATTTTTCTACAACTGGCATAAGCCAGTCCCAGCTAGAATCAAATTTAAGTTCATCATCTTGACAATTATCTAATATGTGTGCTACAGAGCATTTAGAAGAATCTACTCTCCAAACACCTTCGTAAAAAGTGGCACCCATATATTCGGCTATTGTTGTGTTGTTTTGATTTTTCATGCCGCCTTTGTTTTAAGATCAATTCTTAATTTTGTCAATACTTCCCCTAGGTAGTTTGTGCCAGGCCAATCTTTTGGATTTGTTTTTTTTGCATTTTCTTCATCTAAACCAATTCCCCCATACTGCATCGTATGGACTAGCCTCTACAAGAATTGTATCACCAGTGTCCATTAATACTTTTAGAATATCAGGATTTTGAGTGAACTTTGCATGGTTACCTTTGTAGACAATTTCTTTGCAATTTAGTTCCCAAAGATCTTTTACAAAACCTTTTACTTCTCTTCCAATTTTTTTTACATCAGCAGGGCTTTCAGTTGCTAAAACTTTTTTAGCACTTTCAATATCTCCAAACAACATTGCTTTTCGATACATCATCCAGTGTTCAGCTGTTTTGAAAAAATGCCCGTTTAGAGTGAAACCAACTCGGTTCCACTGACTAAACGGGCTTTTGTTTTTCCAAAAGAAAGTGTATTTTCCGTAATTTACTTCCACCTTAAAAGGGTAAATCGTCGTTGTCCGATGGATTAGAAGTAAACACTGGCGCAGACTGTTGTGTCGTTGCTACTGGCGCTTGACTTGTTGTCGCCGCTGGCGCTGAAGATTGTGCTGTTGCAGCTCCAACTCTTTCAATTCTCCAAGCTTCAAGCGTGTTAAAATACTTTACACCTTCTGGACCATTCCACTCTCTGCCACGCAGATTGAATTGAATTTTCACTTCCTCTCCAACTCTGTAAGAATCAAGAACAGCACATTTGTCTTGTGTTACTTGAAATTGTACATGTTGTGGGTAGGGCGTGTTAGCCTCTGTTGTTAATACAAATTCTCTTTTTTGAAATTTGTCGCTTACTCTTTGAGTAGCATTTACTAGTTTTAAGATTCCGATTGTTTCCATAATTCAAATTTACTTATTGTTTTTTAATTTTCCAAATTTATATCGTCTGGATTTCGATTTTTTTTGTTTATTTCGTATAGTTTTTCTGCGTAATTTTTAATTCGTTCAATATCAACAACTTTATTTACCCACTCTTCTGGTATTCCTGATAAGCCATAAAATGCGCCAGCAATCTGTCCACACACAGCACCAGTTGTATCTGCATCACCTCCAAGATTTACAGTTGCAAGAACAGCACTTCTAAAGTCTGTGTTATTTGCAAATCCCCACATTGCAGCTTCCAATGTGTCTGGGGCATGAGCGCCACCTGACACATATCCAACAGCTGCACTTAAACCTTCGTATGATTTATGAATTTCTTCACCTGGAGGAGTTTTATTTGTATAATTTGCTTCAGTAATTGCTTTTGATTTAAAATGTAATTCAGAAACTTCAAATGGCCAAGCAAAAGGTAAAACAACTTCTTCTTTTGTTTTACCACTAAAGCAAGCATCCATAATAGCACCCTGCACCATACACGCACTTATAGAATCATTTGAATCATGTGTCATTTTAGAATTCTCAGCACACATTTCAATAACCTTTTTTGTGTCTCCAAAATAAAACATTGGCACTGGTGCAAGTCTCATTATGGCACCATTACCACCAGCAAACTCATCGTGATAATAAGGATTTCCAGTTTGTTCAAAAAATTCAATTGCAGTCCTGGTAGCTCCACCAATATCAAAACAATATCCCTTCACACTATTGTAACCTTGACGATACCACTTTAAATATCTCTCCATTTGATCAACTGCGTTAAAACCTTTGTGTTCAATAAAGCTTTCTGCCAAACACAACGCCATTGTGGTATCATCTGTCCATTCTCCTGGTTTTAAATTATGAACACCACCACCAATCATATCTGTAAGTGGTTTGTCTTTAATAAGTTTATAAGCCATGAATTCATATGTGCCACCAATGGCATCTCCAACAGCTAAACCAACTAAGGCCCCAAGAAATCTATCTTTTATTTTTTCTTCTTTTTCCATTATTGCAATGCTTTGTTAACTGACCATTTTTTAGACTCTACCAACTTTACAACTTTATTTTGTTCTTCTGGAAGAAGTACGTCAAAATTAATATCCATTCCTTCTCTAATCACACGCACACTACCTTTGTAGGTATAAAGCCCATATATTTCAGAATGACTTAAAACTTCATCAAATTGAATTGGGTGCTTATGATTTTTACCCAATATTGAAATTATTGCGTCTTTCATTATAAAATTGGTTTTAATTTTCTATAATATCTACGCCACACTGGGTAAAGAAAAAATAATATTGCCCCAGACAATGCCGCATATGAACTTGTCATTAAAAAAAATGTTATCCACAATGCTTCTTTTGCCATGAAATAAATATTTGATTTCTTGTAACACTCCACATCTGGTTTTACTTGCAAAGCTTGTCTCTCTTGCATCCTATCTGCTACTTGAGCATGTAAGAAAGTATAATACACAGCAAAAGAGCAAATCACTTCAGTTAATTTAAACTGAGTAAAAAATAATTGAATAAATAAAACTAATCCAACCACTATCGCTTCTTTATGCCAAGTCTTCATATTATATAACGTTTGCTCCTAAGCCATTAGCGCCAACTGATGATTCTAATTGAATATAGTTACCATCAAGACCCTCTGCCATAACTATCATACCTTGCGATTCTATACCAGCAATTTTTCTTGGCACCAAGTTTAAAACAAATGGAATTGTTCGCCACTTAAGCTTATCAGCAGAAATTTGATGAGCTATTGCGCTTACAACAACTCTTTTATCCACTCCTGTATTTATTTCAAATTTATACAACTTATCTTTTCCTTCTATTTTTTCTACTGAGGTAATAAGACACAAACGAATATCTAGCTTCATGTATTCATCAAATGTTATTTCTGTTTTTATCGCTGGCAGTGTTTTTTCTATTGTTTCCATTTTTTTATTTTGGTATTTCGTTTGGTATTCGTGTAAAATTTTTATTTTCATCCACTTCAAAAATTGTAGGTTTATGCATTAATTGCATTCTCACATTAACCAAAGATGCATTGACAAAATGTATTTCATCTTTTTCTTCGTGTCCAGCAGCTTCATGAATATGGCCAAAAACGTGTAGTTTCGGTTTGATTTGTTTTATTCTTTCCATAAGCATTTCACAACCCTTTTCAGAACCTTCAAGAACCATGTCAAGAATTCCATGTGGCGGTCCGTGCGTCACCAAGATATCAATATCATCTGGTATATGCGCCCAATACCTATTAATTTCATCACCTCTAATTTTATTGAAGGCCCACGAGTGAAACCATGGGGTTATTGGTGAGCCCCAAATTTTTAATTTATTAGACGGAACAATTGTAGAACCTTCTTCTCCAGAATTTGCAAGAGAGGCAAAACCCTCATTCATATCAATCTCTACAAAATCATTTTCTAAATAAATAATGTTAGGATATTTTTTCAACATATCTTTAGCAATACCTCTTTGTAGTTCAAATAACCAATCGTGATTACCAGCAATTAAAATTTTGTATTTATATGGCAGTTCGCTGAACCATTTTAAAAAATCCTCAACCTCTGTTTCATAGCCCATGTTACTCATATCGCCAGCATGAATAATCATGTCAGCTTCAGCTGGCATAAAAGAATTTCCACTTATATTGTATAAGACATCCATGTTTTGCAAAGAGTCTTCAGGTTTAAGAACATAAATGTTCCTATGCTTATTGTGAGTATCTGATATTAAAACTATTTTAAACATTAAATTGCTAGTTCTTTGTCTGTAATAACTATTTTTCTATTGTGTTTTTCTTCAACCCTCTTTATTATTTCTGGATCTACAATTGAGCCATTACTTAAATCTATTCCTATTTCAAAACATTTAATGAATCTATCTACTTTTATAGTCTCGTCATAAATGATTGGTCCAAAAAAGATAAATTTTCTTTTTATTACTCTTTTATTAACTGGCTCTCCTTTAACGAAAAATGCAGTATAAGTAAAGTCTTGGAATTCTCCTTCGCCAATGCAAATCTCATAAAAATAGTCTCTGCCGTTTATGTTAATCGGTTTTTTCATTATTTTTGTTTGCTTCTTGTTCTTTAATCCAAATTAAACATTCTTTATATGTTCCAGAAAAATCAAAAACTTCATTTGTGACTTGTTTTTTTGGCAACAACCTATATTTTTCTAACATGTCAATTGCATTTTTGTCAACAATTACTACATTATCAAAACTTTCAATTTCTTTTGCAGTTGGTGATGATTCAATTTCATGTTCTTTGGCTAAATATTTAAACCCTGCTGCTGGTTTTATTTTTTCTAAACTTCTATATCCACTTGAAGATACGTGCTCCAAGTGCCTATCACAAGGTATGTATACAATCTTTAAATCTGGTTTCATGTCTTGCATGTATCTCAATTGAGTATTCTCATGTTCAAAATCAGTGCCATTTCTAAGACCCTTTACAACAACCACGTTATAACCTTCTTGTTCTTTTTCCCAAACAAAATCTGTAAGAAAATCATAAAAACCTACCACCGTTTTAGATGGTAGGTTTTTTTGAATTGTTCGTACATGCGGAGCTTTTGTTGCTTGAGACCAAGTCCCAGAATTGAAAGGGTTTTTGTCTGGGTTTATACCCACTGCAATTACCACATTTTCTTTTCCAAAAATTGCTTCCGCTTTTTCCAATACATTTTGATGCCCTATTGTAAATGGGTTAAAAGAACCTGGAAAAATTGCAAGTGTTTTCATTATTTTTTTATACGGCTTAAAATTCCATCACAACAGCCATAATTAACTGCTTCTTGACCAACCATAAAATAATCACGGTCACAATCTGCGTAAATTTTATCGTATTTTTGTCCAGTGTGCAAAGCTATAATTTCATACAACTCTTTTTTCAACGCTTGAATTTGAGTATTCATGATTTCAATATCTGAAGCTTGTCCACCTGCTCCACCCATCGGTTGGTGCTGCATAAATCTAGCGTGTGGCAGTGTCATTCTTTTTCCTTTTTGACCAGCCACCATTAAAACATAAGCCATAGATGCTGCCATACCTGTGTTTACTGTTGCAATTGGCGGTTTAACTAATTGCATAACATCATAAATACCCAGACCATCATAAACAGAACCACCTGGAGAGTTTATGTAGATGCTAATGTCTTTTTTGGTATCAACTGATTCTAAAAAAAGAAGTTGTGCGTTAATAATATTTGCGATATAATCGTCTATACCTGTTCCAAGAAAAATAATACGATCCATCATTAATCTTGAAAATACATCCATTTGAGCCACATTAAGTTGTCTCTCCTCTATAATATAAGGAGTCATATTTGTTGGCTTGTGGTAAATTTTAGGCGTTAACACCTTGTTATAATTGTCTAGCTTTAAGCTGCTAATTCCTAGGTGCCCAGTGGCAAACTTTCTAAATTCTTTTGAATTATCCATGTGTTTATTTGTTTTTATTTTCACAAAGATACAAATTTATTTCATTCTTCAAATTTTTTCTAGCTTTTTTTTCGTTAATTTTAAACGTCTGGGTTAAATAAATTTCTTTTCTCTTTAAAAAGCTTTCCAGTACGGCTTTGCGGCCTTCCTTATATTTTTTTAAAGACACATGAGAATATTCTTTTCTAACACCTAGACGATACCACTCGTATTCATCTTGATGTGGTGTAGAGAGAATGTGAAGATCAAAATCTAACAAAAATTTTACATCTTCATGCATAGACATTTTTAAATCTCTATGTGTTGTAGCTTTTATGGCCTCTGCAACAAAATTAAATTTAGAGTTGTCAAATTTTTCCCAGTCAAATGAATGCCAAATAGCCATAAATAAATCAGCACTTTTTTCTTCATTATCTTTCCCTCTTGAACTATACACAATATCATGATAAATTATTGCCATAAATATCTCATCTGGATATGTTAGCTTATCATAAAATAGCTCCCATAAATTAACCATGTGAGCAATATGATCAATATTGTGGTAGTGTCTATTTTTGCCAGTATAAATTCTCAAAACTTGTTTCCAAAGTTTGTCTACATTTTCAATTGTTGTATATTTTAAAAAAACCTTTACAAAAGATTCTTTTAATAATATAACTGCTGCATCTTTTTTATAATCTCTTTTCATTCTACGTCTTTTTCTGCTATTTTATCTTTTTTTATATCTCTATTTATATGACTACAAAGTGGCTGTAAATTCGTGTAGTGATTTAATTTTATAATTTCTTTTTCAGATTTAGCTTTTACCAAAGGAATAATATGATCAATATCCCAGCCAAAACTTAATTCCCCGTTATAAAAACCATGATTTTCCCATTTCATCCATATCTCAAATTTAGATTCAATATAAGATTTAAATTCTTGGAAAGAGCAACCTAACACTTCTTCAGTTTTAGAATTTTTATTATATCCATTTTTTTTAAAAATATCACACAACATAACTCTTAGATTGCAAGTTAATTTATATAAAGGATCGCTTTTTTTACGATTTTTTTCTTTTAAATTTCTTTTTGCTTTATTTTTTTCTCTATATTGTTTTTGATAAATTTTAGCTTCTTCTTTATTTATCAACCTATATTCATCTTGATACTTTTTTATTTTTTCAGCATTTTCTATTTTATATAACTTGTTGTGCTCATTAATCTTATTTTTATTTTTTAAATAATTATTTTTTCGGTTGTTAACTAATTTAACGCTATTGTTTTCACGAAACACCTTATCATACTCTTTTTTACACTCTTTACATATACCACTATATCCGTCTTTAGAGGTTTTCTTTATAGCAAAAAATTTATAGTCTTTAGTTATGTTGCATTTGTTGCATTTTTTATTTTTCATACTAATAAATAGTATAAAAAAAATATAGAACATTCAATTATTAAAAAATTAAACCTTTTTTTATACATCTATCAATGTATTCTGAATGTTCTACACATAATGGATTAACTAGGCCTATGGTCATATGTAATCCAAAAAAAGGTCTTGGTAAACCTATTTCTTTTCTTATTTTGTGAAGTTCTTCTCTGTGATCAAAATCAACTACAAACCACCAATGTTTGTTATTGGTAGCTGGGTGTAGATTAAGAGTTATATCAACTTCTTTTCCACTCCATTTTGTTTTAAACTGTTCCCACAGCTTTTCAACCTGTTCGGTTGTTATATTATTGTTATTTGTTGATATGTCCCTCACACTATCGTTTATGAATGTAACGTGTGGTTCTCTTACGGAACGGTTTAAGATTAGATTAAACCTTTTTTTTATAAACCACGCATAGTAATCGCAAAGATCTCCTCCAAACTCAATAATAGCAACCTTTTTCCATTCAGATTGAAGTTCATGCTTTTTAGTTTTATTTGGTGGGTCAAAAACAAGTTTGCCTGTATATTTAATTAATTGATTCACTTTTTTGTTTTTAGAGAAATATATTTAATTTTCTCCAATAAACAAAAAATAATTTTATTTTTGGAGAACTTTTTTATAGATTTTCCATATGCCAACTCCGCTCATATAAAAAGTTGAAAAGTTTTTTTCTTCCTGCAACATTTCTCCATCATCTACAAGCAAGTATTTTGTAAAATCTTTACCAATTACTTCAAATTTTAATTCTTTACCAAATTCAACCAATCTTAAATTTAAGATTGTTGTTTTTTTACCCTTTTCATCCTCTAATATTCCACCAACAAATTTGCTTTTATCGCACACGTAAACCTGTAAAATTGGGGCACGCACGCTTGATGAAGTGAATGTATAAGAAGAAATATTCATCGTTTTAGTAACAACTGTGTAGCCGCCAATTTGTGATGAACCAGTCAAATAATTTATTTGTTTACCCTCGTCATTTTGCCCTAAAGCTATAAGACTAAAAAGAACGATAATTGTTGTTAAAATTTTATTCATTTGAAAAATTTTTAATGGTTTTGTAATAATTTTTTTACAATAACTGACACAGTTTTATTGTCAGCCTTTCCAGCATATTTAGAATTAAAACCGCCCATAACTTTTCCCATATCAGAAGGAGAAGATGCACCAATTTCAGATATAATTTTACCAACTTCAATTTCAACTTCAGCTTCAGACATTTGTTGTGGCAAATACGCTTCCACAACAGCGAGTTCTTGTCTCGACTCGTCATTGTCTGCTTGAGAAATCGTTTCTTGTAAATTTTTAGCTATTTTTTTTACAATTTTTAAAACATTTTCATCTGTAAGATCTGCAACAGAAGAGTTTTTTTCTTGTGTTGTGATTTCTGCTTTAATAACGCCAAGAAGATTTTTTTTAACAATCTCTCTAGCTTTAAAAGCTTCTACATATTCTCTTGAAATTTTTTCCTTTAAGGTCTCCATTATTATTTTTTTACAAAGTTAAGATTATTGTTGAAATATTCAAAATTATTATTCATCTCTATGACAATTACACCCAACTTCCATTCCCCAGCAGTGATGACAGGTGTTTGCAACAATCTCCACAATCCTTCTCTTCTCTTCTTTTGTTAAATTCGGTATCAACTCGCCAATTTTATCCCAGACTCTTGAATATTGATGAGTTGCATCTTCAACAGATAATACAACTTTCGGTTTTGGATAATTAGGAAGATGAGCCTTGGGCTTTTCAATTACCCATCTACCCAATTCTCCATCATTCATGTATACCAAATCCCTATCATCATATGTCTCATTTAAAATATGTTCTTTAAACAACATATAAAATTTATTCCCTGGCGCTCCGTGAAGAGTTTTAAATTTTTGTACAACAAATTTATCACCCACTTTATCACCCAATTCATATACCGTTTTTACATAAAGATTCTTTTTAAGTTTTAACAATGTAAAATATGTTGCTTTTGTAAGCATTGTATTTGATTCAGTATTTAAAAAACTTAAAAAATCTTCTATTTTTTTTGCAGCATAACTATTAGGTATTTTTACAATTACCTCATCGTGAGAAACAAAAATATAGCTATTTTCATCAGACAAAAAAGAAACATCCTCATCACGAACACCCAATAGTTCAAGAGCCTCCTTAATGAGTATCATATTTAAATGTTGAAAAACCTGTAATCTCTTAGGGTTTGTGTTGCCGAATACAAGTTGTCTAAATGATTTAGACTCAATAAGAGCCTCTGGGATCAACAAAGATTCACATAGCTCCCTCCAGGACCCCTTTAACTCGTTTGCGTTATCAAACGTCTTCAAAACACTATAATTGGCGCTTCTGAAATCAATCGACATCAACAAATCTGTTTCTTCTACGGTGCTTGTCCAATCTTTGGTGTTAAGCGCTTTTTTTGGAAGTTCTTTTTCTTGAAGACTTGCGTATGCGCTTGTAGATTTTATATAATCAGCCACAGTATCAAGACAATACATTTTTAGTTTGCTAACACTTAAAAAATTGTTTTTTTCAGCGTATAGCTCAAACAAAGCAAAGTCGTTGAATTTTTTATTTAAATCCTCAGCGCTATATTCGGGCGACCTCAATAGTGTTTCAATATAATAGTCAAAATCCTCTTTTACAGGAATGTTGATTTTATACAACTTGCAAAACTCATCTATGTTGTTTATTCTACCCATCAATATCAAAACCAATTTGTGCCAAAAATGCTTCCTGACCAATTCCTTCAATCCAATTTCCTGTATAATCATCAGCATTAATTGCAACCAATTCATCGGCCCACATAACAATATCAAATTGCATTGGTTTTTGGTTTTCGCCACATGCAGCAAAAGTGATGTAATCTCTAGTTACTTTTAAAACTATTATTTTTTCAAAACTTACAGGTTCTACCATGCCAGTTTTAATATTTAAAGTTTTTGGCCAAGTATATTGGGTCAATAGCTTTTGCCAAGGTTGTTCATTGTCATCAATTACAACTTCAACATCGCCATTCAATTCATTTATCCTCTCGTTAAACTCACAAGCTATTTTAAACCAAAGTTCAGACATGTCCCCATATTGTTTTACAAAAAAAGGATTGTTAGCTTCTCTGTCGTATTTTTTAGTTAAGTCATAATCTTTGTTGTTTGAATAAAAAACATTTCTAACCTCAACAAGCATATTGTGAATAAATTCTTCAGGTACTTCATTTGGCAACCCAGAAGCTTCATATAGGTCAATCATTTCCCTAAGATATTCTTCTGATTTATCAAGAAGTTCTTGTAAAGACACTTGTCCTCTTCTTATTTTCAAAAGTTCCTGAGCATCTGGCCTTCTTATATTTACACCCTTACCTTCAGCAATTTCTTTTCCAATTAGAATTAGTCGCATACAATGCATCATGTTCTTACCATCAATTTGCTGACCATGACCCTCAATTTCTACCCACCTGGTTTCATTGCGATCTTCCAACCATTTTAAATAATCGTTGTAGTCTTTACAATTTTTTGCATAAGCATCTTTATTGTAATAGATGTGGCAAACAAAAGTATCCCTTTTGTCTTTTGGTATATTAGACTTTCTTATATCATTTGAGTCTTCGAAAGCAGCGCCTTTATAGCCAAGACCAACAGGTATTCCAACAGATTTAAAATCATTCTTTTGATTTTCTCTTTCTTCTAACGGTATTCTTTCAGAAAAACAACTATGCGCTATAGTGTCATAAAATACAGCATACACTCCAGGGGCGTGATTAACGGCAGATACACCACAAAACAATTGATCGTACCCTTTTTCTTCTAACCACTCTGGAAACGGCTTAGAATCATAACCAAGTATCACATGACACATGTCAAGTGGTGTTTTACGTGTAATCCTGCCCTTTTCCCAGTTTTGTTTTTTATCTAAACCTTTAGCTTTAGCTATTTGTTGTCTAGCATAACCAACAAAGGCATTTTTAGATTCTTTTGTAATAAATTTATCCTTACTTTTTAACAAGATGTCAAAAACTGGGTTCTTATACAAAATGCAGTCGTCTGGAGAATTTAATAATTCCAACACGGTTGGATTATTCTTTCTAAGAAGTTCTAAAAATCTACGAACTTCATATCCAGAATAATCTTTGTGAATTCTTAATTGTTCTTCGTATCTAATACCTAAAATGTCGTTTTCTGGAAGAATGTAAACAAAAGCCTTATCAATGTCACTTGTTTCAGTATTGGTGCCATGCGCCTGACTTCCAGTAATTGTTTCAAATAAAATATAACCCTCTCTTTTAAGATTGTGATACATTTCAAGATTTCTAAGCTCTTGCTGGCGTTTATCTGTCGCTACTTTTTCAGCGTCTTTTGCTATTAATTCTTTTTCAGACATAATTGTTCTATTTATACGCAAATTTAAACAAAAAGTTTCATTTTTTTAATCACTTTTAATTATTCCTAGATCTATAATTTCATCATCTTCGTCATCTTCATCGTCATAATCCTCTTCTTTTTTGTTGTTAAAACCTATAGAATCCATACCATTGTTTATTTTGTCGCTTAAGTATTCTGCTTTTTTAATTTTTTCATTTGTCTTGATTTCTTTCATCAGCTCTTCGAGTAAAAAATCAAGTGTTAATGTAATTTTTAAAAGCTCAGTTCTCATTTTCAACATTTTTACAGCATTGTAAATGTGTGCACCAGTAGATCTGTTATCTCTAAACAATTTTATCACCTTTGAGTTTGTGAACATCTTAGAAGCCTGTGATGTGGTTGGTACTTTATGGTGTTTTAAAGATTTTAAGATTACGTTCTTAATATTTTCCGAAGTAAGATCATCAAAGGAAAGAACTTTATCAAAACGGCCTGGGCGTTGTGCTGCCATATCCAAAAGCTGTACAGAGTTTGTGGTAGCTATCATTCCAACTGTTTCAATTATTTTATCAGTACCATCAAGCACATCTAAAAAATCTTGTAATCTCTCTGAATAAGCTCCAGACTTTCTTGAACCTAACGATAAGTCGATATCATCAAATATAATCAAAGACGGCGCAAGCAAACTAGCTAATTGCACTTTTTCTTTAATCATAGAACACACTGGTGTTTTAATGATTGTTACACCTAATTTGTTTAATTCGTTTGCAACCACAAGTGTAGATTCAGTTTTACCTGTACCTGGACTACCAACCATTAAATAGCGCATCAAAACGCTCATTTCAGTGTGTGATGCCACATACATTTTTAAATCTTCTACAGTAGAGCTTGGAAGATATATGTCGCTAAAACCTCTTTTTTCTAGAGTTTTTTTCTGCCACAAAATTTCATCTCTCTCCATAACAAAGTAACTTCCTTTTAAATCACTAACCTCAAGAGCGTGTTTCCACAACTTATTATAAAAGTACAATCCATCAATAAAACTTTTGTTGTTTGATGTCATTGCAAAATAAAAAGTTACTTCATTGTTTTGTTTAAAAATATCATAAACAAGACTTACAACTAAGCCTTCATATTCTAAAAGAACTGTTTTTTTACCCCAACTTTCATACAAGTTTATTGTATCCCTGAATTCGTCGTCTTTAACGAATCCAAGGATTTTTATTTGATGTTTTTTTTGGAGCGACTCAGTCTCGTTTAAAATATTAAAGTAATCTGAAAATATTTTGAATATTGGCCTATTCATGTTATCATCAAAAGAAAATCTAGATTGAAATTTGTTAAATTTATCTGATTCCTTTTTTTGATTTTTTTTATCTTCCTCAGATTCAATACCAGCCTTTATCATTTTAACGATTGACCTTCCTGTGGTTTTATTTTGTGGTTTTCTAGACATATTGTTTTTTTGAGTACAATTAAAAATTAAGATTTGCTTTCCGCTTCACTCTCACTACTTCCATGACTATACCCATCGTCATAAGGTTTATTTTGCGTTCCTGGGGCTCTCTCTTGTTCATTAGAGTAAGCTGATAAATCTTGTGTTGGAGATTCTGGTTCTATACCAACTGATTCTTCGCCCTCTCCTTCTTCATAGTCATTTTTCATTGGGAATCCTATTTCGCCACCGCCAGATCCAGACATTCCAGCTGTAAGATAATCTGTTCTTCTAATTCTTTTTAGAATTTCAAGTTCGTTTGTAATTTCACTTACAATCCAATCAGACGTGATATCTGTTAATTCTAAGGTGTCAATTCTAAGCATAAGCATTTTCACATTGTTGTAAACGTGTGAGCCAGTAACTTTAGAGTGAAAGAATTTTTCAATTACAGATGGGTGTATAAATGGTTGAACAGCTGGGGAATTTTCTTCAAGTTCGAAGTTTTTATTAAGAGACTTCAAAATGATATTTCTAATATTAGAAAGTGTTAAGCTATCAAAAGATAACAATTTGTCAAAACGACCAGGTCTTTGTGCTGCCATATCTAACAACGCCAAAGAGTTTGTTGTAGCGATGAAACCAACGTCCTTTCTAACTTTCTCAGTACCATCAAGTACATCTAAAAATTGTGCCAATCCGCCTGAAACTCCGCCTTTTGATCTAGAGCCCAATGATAAGTCGATGTCGTCAAAAATTACAATAGATGGCGCTAATAATTCAGCTAACTCTATTTTTTCTTTTAATGATGGACATACCATTGTTTTAATAACTGTAACTTTGTTGTCTTTTAAATCA